CATCTTGACTTCGTCAATAATGACTTTATTGTACTCGACACCGTCATACCACATGACGTTATCACGTTCGTGTATTTTTCCGGTATAGTCACCAACCAGCAATATGATATTGGCGGTTTTACGATAAATCTGACCTTCATAGAGGACATTGTTTCGGCGCAAGTCGGCTCCTACCATGCGGATGTTTGGCGAGACGCCAACGGCAATATCGTCAAGCCCGGTAATCTCGTCAGTCCACTTCAGCAACGGCAAGCGAGAGTCATAATCTAGCGTGTACTTGCTGTATGCCAACGGAACCGCGACCAGCATGAGATTGTCCTTGGTCTCGATTTCGTAATCGACGCCAGACATATTTACTAGGCGAATATAGGTTGTACCCTCGTCGAAACGTGAATTCGTATCGATATCGCCATTCATCTTGTATACGCCGAGATTCTCGGTACCGCGAACGACATAGAACAGCGCATTGGCATATACGCCGGGGAATACATCGGTATAGATCAGATATTCGCCGGACAGCTTTACAACGTCATTGATGCGATAGCGCTCGACAGAAGGCGACTGCAACGTGTCGGCAATGGCCATCATACTCTTGGTATCAAGATTGGTAAGGCCGGCGGCACTGGAGTCGCGGAAATAGAACATTCCGCCCGGATAATTTCCAGTCCAACCGAACGCATCGGAATCAGCAAAACGGATATACGCGTTCAGCGAGTCACCAGTAGCGTTTCCAAGGTTGTAATAGTCGACATAGATACTATCATCAATATTGTCTCCGTCTATATCGAAATCGACATATCCGGTAGTAGCAGTACGACTCACGTTGCTAATCTTGATCGGGAAGTATATCTCATAATAGACTGTAGATCCATGCTTTCCGCCATACCGCTTCACCACATGGCCTACCTCCATCACGGAAAACTCAATTGCAGTAGAAGGATCGTTATTGGTACCAGTGAACGGGTCTTGGGATGTGCCCATAGAATCTTTCACGAGAGTATCGCTTTCCTTCACATAATAATAGGCGATAGTAGTCACTGGCGACATTCGACGATACTTCACGTACACCACGTCACCATCGCTTACGGAACCTGTACCGCCCATGCGAGAAGATGCAGAACTAAACGAATCTTGGACAGTATCTAGGTCGACCTCGATAGTGCGAGCATACTCCGCGTTGGCGTTACCCAGCACTGCATTGCTCTTCACGTTATTCCTCGGCACTGATAGATACATGACTTTCTCGCCACGATCGCATGCAAGGCGGAACATGTCGCACAATGTGTTCATCCAGCGCATGACCCGCGCGCTATCCGTACTCGTGCACACCTTTACCAATTCAAACTCGTCCGTCACCTCTACATTACGATAGGCGTTGTTGATATAGTCGGACATCACTTGAAGGAACGTAACTACGTCGGGTTCTGACCGGAGAAATTCCGGAAGGTACCCTACAAAGTCCGTAAACCTGAACTGGCCGTGCTTGTTATAGACTATCGGATTCATGATCTACCTTATTCGGTGAGAAGAACGGAGTCTAGCGAGACTGTAAGATCGATTTCCTCCACCGGAACGGTAATCTGGACAATCTCGTTGTCATTCGTGTACTTGGTAATATTGCCGTTTTCGTCGATGAGGCTCTTCGTCACCCGGTATGCGAGCGAGTTCCTCACCAGCTTGATATAGTTGAGGCCATACTTGATGTAATCGTAAAGGGTACTTCCCTTGACTTCCGCCATGCCAGTGATACCATCAACATCCTTGAACGTGACCGTGTCGGCGCCCAGTTCCCAACCCTTCACCGCACCGATGATGGCATTGAGTTCCTTAACCTCGGCGAACTCACCGGAAGCCTTCTTCTCGACGAGTCGTTCATAGACAGCCTTGTAGACCTCTTGCATAACCTGGTCCCAGATATAAGACACGAACTTATCAATATCCTTGTCGGTTACGTTGGCCAGGTTGTTACCCACATTCAACTTGTAGTAATTCATGATGCGAGTCCTGAGAGCCGACTGGTCACCAACGGCAAACGTCTGGGTCTTGCCAGTCTCAGTAGGAGTATTGTAACCCAGGGTAAACGAGAACCCGTCCGGAGAAACCGATCCAAGACCAATGTATTCACCTGTGACGTTGCCCATCCAGTCCGTAGTTCCAAGGTCTAGCTGGCTGTACGCATCTTCCTTGGGGAAGAACTTGACATCCACGCCGGCAACTTCAGTCAGCGTATGGACAATGGACTCGATACGAGAACGATAGACCGGTGTAGCGAACTCCGTGTTATCGCTTAAATACTTATATATGGCGTTCTGCACACGTTCCTTCACGTCAGTGAAGTTATTGCCTCTAAATAGTGTAATATCGAGGTGACATACCATATCATGCACGCTCGGGTACACGTAGTTATGATATCCGCCGCCAACAGTCACCATGCCTCGCTGGTTCAGTGCGGTCATTACCGAATAAAGCTCGGAGCCAGTCTCCACGAAATCTAGCGGACAAAGCTTTGCCGAGTACACCTGGTAGTCAAGAGGAATATCCGGCATGACTTGCTTCATGATTTCACTTTTCGTAGCACCATCGATACCGGCACTATCCAACGCCTTGTTTACTCGATCCGCAATAGCCATGTGGCCGGAATCCAAACCATTCTTAGATAGTTCGCCGTAGTCGTACTGCCAGGTATACATCAATCCGTTAATCTTGAATCCGTCGAGGAAATACTCGTTGGCGTTTGTCGGATAGTAGTTGTTGTCCTTCTTGCGATAGAGGCTCTTGAGCACACTGAATCGGATCTGGTTCATGAACTTTACGTCAATCCCGCCATCGGGCAGCTTCGTATTCAATATGTCCTCACCGTATGCCGTGGCATACTTCACATCGGCAAACCGGCGGAGGAAAATCTTGTAGCTCATCCGGTTGACCAACTTATCGAGCGAATTGTAGATATACGGCGCGTCCGCCTTGATAGATTCGATAGTCTGTATATCAAGACCGCTACGGATATCCGTGGTCAGCGCAATATTCAAGTCTTCAATGGTAATATCACTTTCGGTTCCGTCGCCTTGGGTAATGACAATCTTGCTATCACTGGTGGCCAGTACGCTTCCTGCAACATCAAGAAGATTGCCGGCTTCGCCGTTGGTCGAGAAATAGGTAACGTTAATGATGCCGTAAGGAATTGCGGAATTGAGGCCATCACCGAACTTCAACTGGACATTGCCGTCATTCGCGGTGGTAATCTCGACAGTGTAGTTATCTGTATAGTTTCCTTGGCCAGTGACGAACTTGTCGATATCGTTAAGTACGTTCTCCTTGGCCGGATCAATCAGACCACGGCGCGAAATACGCCAGTAAAGCTTGTCGTCAACAACTACGCTTGGATCTACGTTGTCCATCAGAGTAGCGTCGGACGTGACCGTGGTAAACGCCGCCGAACGATGAGCCACATTACCGTCATCATCGAAATTGGGGTCATTATCACCGAAATAGTCGCTGAACGTGGGGTCGTTAATTACGTGGATCTGGTTCTGGTTAGCCGTAGACACCAGTGTCTCCGTCTTGAACTGGCCCTCGGCGACAACCGCTTTCCCGGAAACCAGCTTCATCAAACCAGTATTGTTCGTGTCGGTATTGCGGTTGTAGTAGAATTCCATATCGTCCATTGCAGTCAACGTGACTCCGCCGAGGGTAAATTCGGTTCCCTTCGGAATACGGACACGTATGCTGTTATACTTTCCGGTCTGCGTTGCGGCGATACCGATGCCAGCCTTAGCCGGAACCGGACGGCGTACGCTATAACCGAGCATACGCGCATTGGCGTAGATGGAAGGTATAGAGTTGGACGACGGCTCGAGGAACGCGTTCATGAACGAGGACTCTGCATAGAAGCCCATCAAGTCCGCCGTACCGGCGAACAAGTCCATCATCAGGCGTCCGTAGGAGCTTTCCGACGTGTCGGCGAGGTTACCGCCCTTCGCCTTCATGATGGAAACAAGCTGTTCCCTTATAGACTCGAACGAGATCTTCGCGTACTTGCGGTTATCCAGTGCATTACTCGCCATAACGTTCCTAAAAATAGTCATGTGCAGTTTATAAGTTTTTTAGGGTCATACCCAAGTTATAAACTATGCACGAGGTCGCAGATGCCAGTACTTTCGCTACATCTTTCAGGAAATGTGAGGGCCGCCAGGATGGTAGTCCCCAACTTCAGCGTGTTAGCGTCTGTATCGAGACCGTTATGGAGCGACCGACTTGGCGGATTCGTGGAACGATCGGAGAAATCCCAGTCAAACCATCCAGACTTCCAGCATGATAGTCGATTGGGCGCATCGAACTACTTCCGTGCAGAGAACGCGTTCCGTGACCATGAGCGCTACAATATCATAAGCAGGGCCCAGATCAACCGGCAAGGAACACGATTCAAATACTACACGACAACGATGAATGCGTCCGATCCCCTGTTCCACGAGGACAACAACCGCTTGATCGACCGCATGTTCGATATGAGGGCCCAGATTACGTTCACCCCGCAGAACGAACTGTATGCCCGATTCGGCATCCAGTATACGGCTAAGACCGAAGTGGTGATACACATGGGGCTGTTCCTGGAAAACAACTACCGTTCGCTCCGCGAGCACGGAGTACAACCGCTCTGCAACCCGGCCGATCACAACCCAATCTGGTACCAGCGCGGCTACGAGAAGTTCAACTATTACGGCTATACAGCCGCCCAGATCTTCCCGAAGGCAGGCGACCTCATCAAGCCGGAATACAACAATATCCTATACACGATCAACTCGATAACCGACGAAATCCCCGAATTCGAATACAAGTGGCACAAGTATTTCTGGAAGCTCTACCTCGACGTCGCAATCGACGACGGCAAGAAGGTCAGCGACGATGTTATCAACGACCCGAACCAAGAGCACTTCATCGACATGCTACTCGGTCGAAACAACCTCGGTTCATCCACTGACGCGGAAGACCCGAACGCCACAAAACCGGAAAGCGGATATGCGTTTGACGTGTCCGGCGCAATCGATGAGCTTAAGAAGGATGTACTTTTCCGTCCACCGGAGGTCGATCCGTGCGTACAGGACATCACCGGCGACCCAGCTGCATTCCCTTGTGGAAATCTTCTCGGCCAATGGTGATAAGAAAAACGCCGTCCCCATCGAGACGGCGTTCCCCCTCATTCATTCATTCTACTCCATTACCGAACGAACTTGTTAAACGAATTCATAAGGTTATCGGAAGACCCGGTAGTCGTCATGTAGTTGTTTGACGCCATCTGGTTTCGCTTGTTGATCCGCTCTATGGCGTCATGAACTTGCTGGGGAGTGAATGGTTCGTCCTTGCTCCCATAGATGACCATGTCGGCGAACAAGTTGCCTATGTCAGCAGC